CGGTTCCAATAAATGCTTTCTTGGCAACTCCCAAACCGCCGTCGGTTGCAATTGATCCGGTCGTAGTACTTGATGCGTCCGTTGCATTACTAATGTCTATTGCATAGGCAGATGAATATTCACCCTCTGCATCTGACAATGGAATAAACCAATCAGTGGCTTCAATCTGAATTCTGAGAGTATTATCAAACCACATATTACCCGTTGCATCTGTAAAGGCATTGTCAACACGCATGAAATACGATTCATCCTCAAAGGATGCAATTGCAGTAGCGTTTCCGTACAATCCAAATCTGAGGAAGGCAACATTAAAACTATTGCTTGTATTTCCGGTGTAAGTCGTTGGCGCATTAAATTCAAAATCATGCGCAAAATATGATCCGCCAGGTGAGGCAATGGCCGGTAATGTAACCTCTGAACACATGGCCGCTGCCATTCCGCCGCCGGCATCTCCGGTAGCCCCGATGTAATTCACGGCTCCGACAATTGCATTCGCCCAAGCTCCGGTCTGTACGGCTGAATTAATATCAACTCTCAATGCTTCGAGAATAGCCGCACCGTCACCAGTCTGAGTTTGGGCGATAGTATAAGATCGGATGGTGCCGGTTGTCAATGCAGATGTGTTAGTATGAGCCGTTAGCCCTGTAATTGTCATATCTGTAAGTGTTTTATAGGTTAATGTTTCCTCACCCGTTAGAATCCACTGAACAGTTTCAAACCAGCTCGTCCTAATGGAAGGCCGTGCTGTTTGAGAAAAAGAAACACCGGCCATGAAAAGGCAAAAACTTATAACAAATAGTTTCTTTAATTTCATTTTTTAGCCTCCTTTGATTTGTTGGCCGCTTTTGTTTCGCCGCTTGCCTTAGCTGTATAATTCACATCTGTTGATTTCTTTTTTTCTTTAGGCGCATCAACAAAAATTATATAACCAATATTAGCATAACCGGCAAACTCTGGGCTGTTAGGAACCTGTTTGGGTTTCTTGAGTTCCTTTTCACCCCATGCAACATTAAAATATTCAATTTTAATTTTGCCGTTTTCATCTGTTACTCTTGAGACAACAGTTGAATCGGTCAGCTGTAATTCTTTACCGGTATTCGGCAAGGCCCAAAGCATTTTAGATTTATCTGTCATTTCTTGCCTCCCTTAAGATGCCATGTTAAGAACTGCAACAGCATCATTATCACCAATGGTAAATTCATACATTGTTGATATTGCTGTTCCGTCTGACACGCTTCGCACTAATTTTTCAGCTTCTACAAGGGGCGCACCGGTTGAGATTTCTTCAATAGCGAAACTTGAATCAACACCGATACCATAATTAGCAGTAAGTACAGCCCTGTCCCATTCAAATGCTTTTGGAAATGCCTTGAATACATCGCTACCGATAGAAGTAGTTTTACCATCATAGAGTCGGGTAATCCATGTGATCCAGTTGGCTTTACGTACTGCAAATTTATCAAGCTTATATGGAGTTGGTGCCTGAGCCGCCCATCCAACCGTATTCGCAAAACTGATCACGTTTGCACCATCACCACAAGTGAGCGTACTGCCGGGTGTGCTTCCTGTATTGCCGTCGCCATTTCTCAATCTGTAATACATCAAATCGGTTTTACGTACACCAATTTGCTGGCCGATTTTAAGCATAAAACGGTTAAAGGCTTTTACACTCAATTCGCTTTTATCGTATTTGGAAATTTTAAGATAGCGTCCGTACATGTTCAGCCTTACAACCCTGTCGCTCGTTGTAATCCTGGTCTCTGGCAGATCCTGCAATTTGACAATATCCTTTAAATCTATATCGTCCTCGTCTTCATCAAGATACAATTTTTTAAATGTATCCGATTCAATTACGGTTTGCGCATAGCAAAATTCGGGAACCTGTGAAACTTTCAATTCGCCGGTATAAACCTGATCTGAAATCATTTCACCAAATAAAACATCAGTTCCGGAATACTCAAAGAACTTTCCAACTTTATCCGTTCCACGAATGCCAGCCTTTGCGATACAAGTTTCAAAAGCAGTTAATGGTGCAATCTGACCAGCCTTACGCATTAGAGTTTTTGTTTGTAATACTTCGGACTTTGTCATGCCAGAATACGGCGAAAGCTCGCCTTCTTTTTCTTCCTTCATATCTTCGAGTATCATTGATACTGATTTACATTGTTTTTGGGCGTCCTCATAAATACCAACATCAAAGTTGTCGTCTATAAATTCTACGCCCTTCAAACCATTTTCTCGTTTAGCCATTATGATGCCTCCTTAAAATAAAAAATCGGCCTTTTCTGCGCTCGTATCTATAGAAATACAAGCACCCCATCCATTCGCTCCGCCGTCTTCGACATATGTATAATCAGCACCGTCAACCATAGCGGTATCCTGCAAGGCTGTGGTTCCATCATATTTAAGCGTGACAATGGCATTCGGTGAATTATGGACACTGTTCTGATCCACAAAATGGAAAAGACGAACTGATAAATCGTAACTGTTACCGGCTGCCTGCGTAGTTTTACGACACGCGATAATTTCACCGTCAGGCGTGGCACCAGCAGCGGCACTTGTAACTTCATAGTTGTTTGCAAATGTAAGGGTAACCAATCTACCCTCTATTTTGGTTGCGGCAGCTTCAAGCACTATTATTTCAGCAAGAAAAGTCGCATCCGGTATACAACCAGGTACAATCAATCCACCGATAGTTCCGCCGCCCTTCGCTAATATATCACTCATTGCATTCTCCTTAACTTAATTCATACAATCTTGGGTTTATGGCTTTTTCTGTTTCTTTGGTATTACTCGAAGCCTGGTCATCAGCGGGAACGTTAATCTGTTTCTGCAAGTCTTCAAGAGCAGATTTGATCTCCTTGATGGACCATTTCTCAACCGCTACCTTTCGAGTCTCGACACGTTCCGGCTCATCTGGTAACGCCTTTGTTAAAACTTGTAATCTTATAACCTCATTTGTAAGGTCGGATTTTAGTTCAGCCGCAAGATCAATAAGCCCTTTCAGGTTTTCGGGATTAACACCTTCACCGAATACTTCATCAAGTGCTTCTTTTTCTGTTTTATACTTTGCTACCTCATCGGTCAAACTTTTAACATTGTCAAGTATGGGCTGGACTTTTTCGTCTATGTCAGACCCCGCCTTGTCAAGTTCTTTTAAATCCTTAACCTCAATTTCCATTTCGAGGGATTTAATTTTCATAGTGCCTCCATTAACATTCTTGTGCTGGATTCCTTCGCCCTCTTTGTTGGAGCGGGACTCTCCATTTTCGCCCTCGTAATCGGAGCGGCTTATATTTGTATCACCGGATAGATTCTTTTTGGTCTCTGCTCCGAATTGAGCTTCTACACCAACGCCAGAACCCTCAACAGATTCGGTTCTTGATGTTAAAATATATTTCCATCCTATTGTATTATCGTTATCGTCTTTAACTTCTTCAAATTTTGCACCCCTAAAACCAATTGACGACGGAATGAGACCAGCAGAAATAGCGAGGATCTCTTTTTCATATTCATTGGGTACGTAATAAGTGGGAACCATATAAAATATTCCGCCGTCTTCTTTTTCAATCGTATCCAGTTCTTTTTTTAAACCGGGATTAGGATTACCCATTAACTTAACAGCTTCATCAATACTTACTTTTTCTAATCTTGATTTAAAATAACGGCCAACTATCCCGGATTTCCCAGACCAATCATGCGACTGTAGTCTACGTTTGCCAACTATCGTATCGCTTAATCGTTTTAAAAACTCCTTTGGGAATCTTTCTTCATCTCTATCCCAAGCATTAAAGGCAAGATACTCCTCGAATATTGTAAAGTCTTTCTTGCCATTTAAAAACTTTTCAGGCTTTACAAGCCGCCCTTTAATTAACTCCCAGTCCGCATCTGTTATTTCTAAAGATTTGGCTGTTACATTATTAAACTCCTTGACTATCTCAACATCTTCATCCGTATTTTTTAATATCCATTTTTCACATTCTATTTGATCTTTAAAAACTTCTTTAGAAAATCTTACAGTTCCACTTTCCGCACGTACGCCTTCTTTGATAAATTTCAAATTAGGATAACACGAGAAAACAAAATTACGCTGTGACTCTTCTAAAAAATCCATACTGCCTCCATAATAAAAAAAGTCGAATACTCCCGTTAAGGAATATCCGACTTTGCGTTGCAGTGGTTCGGCTATTTATTTATTTTTTTATTTTAAATCTACTTCTTTTTTAATTATTAAATCCCCTTTATGCGCCGACCATTTTCCGCCGACTGATTGTTTATTTTCTAATAATTCTATTAATAGCCTTATTCTGTTTTGTGTCTTGTAACTTAATTTGGTTATGTCAAGATTAACCTGCAACTATTTAGTACCTTCAAAATTCTCTTCACTATCTCCAAAAAATTTATCTATCCCACCACGCACTTTTCCAGATTTACCATCATTTTTCTTTGAAGACTTCTTGACGGTCTTGACATCTGGACACGATCCGCATCTTGTTACAAAATCAGCATATTTGACATTCTTATTTTTTAATTGCTTTTCCTTTAAACAGCTGATGCTAACCATCGCACCACAATTCTTACAGGGATATTTCGGCATAACTAACTCCTTTTTCATAATTAAAAAGAATATAAGCATTTTTTACGTTAAAGTCAAGCATTAAAATGTTTTCATCTTAGTTCTCCTTGAAATAGTTATCTTTCCTTGCCCCATCCTTTTGTTCTTAGGGTACCGCCATTATCAAATTTTATAATTTCTAAATCAAATTCGCCATTTTCTTTTCTTACGAAATTTTTTATAACACCGTCGGGGACTCCATTATAATTACAGTCATATAATTTGTAATAAGTCTCGGTCTCGATATGAACCTTTTTACCGCATATGTCCCATGTCTTTTTTGTCCATTTTTCAAGCTCATTTTTTAATTTATCATCAACTTCAATATTTGCTCTTCTCATTTCATCTCCTCTAAATAATTTCTTATTTCATCTAACACCATATCAAACTTAACGTCTTTATTGAACGCTTTGTATT